AACCATGCCAGCAAATACCCCGATTTCGATCGTTTCGGAACTGCAAAAGCTCGCGCCGTCGGCAATCATCGAACTGTACGTCCTGGACCTGACGAGCATAGGCGGGCCGGTCGTCAATTACCACGGTGGCACGAACGAGCTATTACAGCCGATCGTCTGGCAAGGCGTCACGTATTACCCGTTTCCCGTAAGCGCGACCGGGTTCGAATACAACGGCAAGGGCACATTACCGCGGCCGAAGCTGCAGGCGGCGAACGTGAGCAGCGCTATAACGGCGCTTCTGATCCAGTACGGCGACTTTGTCGGATGCAAGCTCACGCGAAAGCGGACGCTGGTTAAGTACCTGGACCCTATCAATTTCATTCTGACGCCGGCGAAGCATTACGAGCGCGCCGGATACCTCGAGGGGCGCGTAATCAACGCCGGCGGCGTTTTCGACCGCGCTTACTATGCGACGACTTATCCGGACGTCGCGACGGCGTACGCCGGCCAGGACGTTATCCAGCACTTTATCGCGTTCGGGATCGCGGAAGGTCGCAACGGCAACGCAGCGGGGCCATTTGACAGCGGTTATTACCTGGGCGCCTATGCGGATATCGCGACCGCGCAAAACGCCGGTATCAACCCGACGGCGGATCCGACGGCGTCGTTTCCGGATGACGTCTTCTACATTGAGCAGCGCACCGCGGAAAATCGCGACGTCGTCGAATTTTCGCTGGCGGCGTCGTTCGATTTCCAGGGTTTGCAACTACCGCGCCGGCCGATCATCCAGAACGTTTGCCTGTGGAAATACCGCGGGCCGGAATGCGGCTGGACCGGCGGGCCGGCCACGATCGACGACGTCCCGACGTCGGACTGGTCCCTGGACGTCTGTAGTAAGCGCCTGGCCGGCTGTCGCTGCCGGTTCGGGGCGAATAACCCAATCCCTTACGGCGGGTTTCCTGGCGCTTCGGTATCGCACTAATGAACGACGACACTCGAGCAAAAGCACTGGCGCACGCGAAGCGCGAAGCACCGCGCGAAGCATGCGGCCTGGTCGTCGTCATCGGCCGGCGCGAAGACTATGTCGCATGCCGCAACATCGCGCCAGGCGCGGACCAGTTCGCGATCGACCCGCACGACTGGGCCGCGGCCGAAGACCGCGGCGATATTGTCGCGATTTTCCATTCGCACCCTGGCGCCGGTCCGGAACCGTCGGAAGCGGATCGCGCGGCATGCGAGGAAACCGGCCTGGCCTGGCATATCGTCGGACTTCCGACCGAACGCTGGGCGACGCTCGAGCCGTCCGGCTACGTTACGCCGCTGATCGGTCGCGAGTTCTCACACGGCGTCCTGGACTGCTACGGGCTGATTCGGGATTATTACAAGCAGGAATGCGGCGTCGCTTTGCGCGATTTCCAGCGGCTAAATGATTGGTGGTCGCAAGGCGGAAACCTGTACCTGGAAAACTTCGCGGCGGCCGGGTTTGTTCGCGTCGATTTGGATAAAGACTTTTCGATGCGTCAACACGACGTTTTGCTAATGCAGATAGCGGCGCCGGTCCCTAATCATGGGGCGGTGTATGCGGGCGATGGTACAATCCTGCATCATCTATACGGCCAATTATCCAGCCGTGTTGTCTACGGCGGATATTATCGAAAGCATACGACGCATGTCCTACGCTACACGGGCGGAAACGCCGCAACTTAGAAACGTTTTGTTGTCCGGCGAACTGGGGAAAAAGTTCGGCCGGCGTCATCGGTTCGCCGTCAATTCACCCGCGGAAGCTGTCCGCGCGCTGTGCGCTAATTTTCCAGGGTTCCAGGAACACGTCGTCGCCAGCGGCGAACGCGGCGTCGGATATCGCGTCCTGGCCGGGAAAAGCGCGGTCGCGCTGGATGAAATCGGGCACCCTACAGGCGGAAGCGACATTCGAATCGTGCCGATTGTGTCCGGCGGAAAGGGCGGTATCTGGATGGTCGTCGCCGGCGTCGCGCTGATCGCGGCGTCGTTCATTCCTGGTCTTAACGTCGCGGTATGGGCCGCGGCCGGCGGCGCCGCCGGCGCGATTACCTATTCCGGGATCGCGCTGGGGATCGGCATGTCGCTTTTGCTGGGCGGCATTACGCAAATGCTGTCGCCGCAACCGAAGACCAGCAACACGACGAAACAGACGTCCTATGAGTTTTCCGGCGCGGTCAATTCAACGCAGCAGGGCCTACCGGTCCCGGTCGGTTACGGCGAACTGATCGTCGGAAGCGCGGTAATCAGCGGCGGCGTTACGGTCGACCAGATCCCGACCAACGTTACGGGACCGCAAAACCTGGCGGCGATCGTTACGCAGAACATCGGCGCCGGCGGCGTCGTTTCCTATGTTCTGACGTCGACCTGGACCGCGGCCGGCCAGGCGACCGCATACGACGTCACAGTCCAGGGTCCAGGGTTCGGTCCTGTCACGCTGGCGCGCACGACGGGAACGACCGTGCTCGAGGCGGTTCCGGGTCCTGGCCCGTATTCCGTCGTCGTAAATCCGGTCGAATCAAACGGGAAGTATGGTCCGACCGCGTCCTGTCTCTCTCAATACGTCCCGGCGGGCTAAAAATATGGCACGAGATAAAGGCGTCCCGCTGGTCATCGGCGCGAAAGGCGGCAAAGGCGGCGGAAGCGGCGCGATCGAGGATTCCGATACGCTCGCCAGCCGGGCCTATGCTCAGGTCCTGGACCTGATTTGCGAAGGCGAGGTCGAAGGGCTGGTCGGCGGAATGCAGGGCGTCTATTTGGACGGAACGCCGCTTCAAAACCCGGACGGGTCGTTCAATTTTTCCGGCGTTTCGTTCGCGTTCCAGCCGGGTTCGCAAGGCCAGAACTATATCGCCGGCTTTTCCGAAATCGACACGGAATACAGCGTCGGACTAGTCGTCCATCAATCGTCGCCGATCGTCCGCACGATCACGAATACGGACGTCGACGCGGTCCGCGTCGTTATCGGCGTCCCGCAACTGACAAGCCAGGACGTTAAGACCGGCGACATTCACGGAACGTCTTTCGACGTTGCGATCGACGTCCAGACGGCCGGCGGCGGATACGTCCAGCGGCTATACGACACGGTTTCCGGAAAGACGTCGAACTATCAGCGCGCCTATCGGATCGAGCTATACGGCGCCGGTCCCTGGGATATCCGCGTTCGCCGGATCACGGCCGACAGCGTCGTTTCGGCGCTGACGAACGCCTTTAACTGGGCGACCTATACGGAAATCATCGACGCGAAACTGACCTATCCGAACAGCGCGATTGTCGCGCTTCGCATGGATAGCGCACAGTTCCAGTCGATTCCCCAGCGCGCCTATCGGATGCGCCTGTTACGCGTCCAGGTTCCGAGCAATTACGACCCGGTCACGCGCGCTTATTCGGGCGCCTGGGACGGGACGTTCAAAATCGCCTGGACCAACAATCCGGCATGGTGCTTTTACGACCTGTTGACCAACGAGCGTTACGGCCTGGGCGAATTCGTTTCCGCCGGCCAGGTCGACAAATGGGCGCTGTATCAGATCGGCCAGTATTGCGACGTCATGGTCCCGAACGGGTTCGGCACGCAGGAACCGCGCTTCGCGCTTAACTGCTATATCCAGAATTACGCCGATGCGTTTAAGGTCGTCCAGGACCTGGCGTCCTGTTTCCGCGGAATGCCATTTTGGACGACGGGCACGGTTACGGCGGTCCAGGACGCGCCGTCGTCGCCGGTCGCGCTATTCACGCAGGCGAACGTCTTAAACGGCGCGTTTAGCTATTCGGGAAGCAGTCTAAAAGCGCGACACACGGTCGCACTTGTTACCTGGTTCAATATGGACGACATGGCGCGTCCATATGTCGAATACGTCGAAGATACGGAAGGCATCGCGCGGTATGGCGTCATCCAGACGCAGGTAACGGCGTTCGGATGCACTTCGCGGGGCCAGGCGCACCGCGTCGGGAAATGGCTCCTGTACAGCGAGCGGTCGGAAGCTGAAACGGTCACGTTCCGGACGGGCCTCGAGGGCGTCCCTGTGCGTCCCGGCGACGTTATCAAGGTTTCCGACGCCATGCGCGCCGGCCAAAGCCTGGGCGGCCGGATTTCGGCGTCTGACGGGCTAAACACGGTCACGATTGACCGGGACCTGGTCGACGTCAACAAGGCCGCCGTCAATCCGATCGGCGCGTCCATCAACATTGTTTCGATCGACGGCGCCGTCCGGACCGGAAGCATTACCGGCGTCAACGGCCGGAAACTGACGGTCGCGAGTAATCAGGGCCTGGCGAACATGCTGTCCGGCGTCCAGGCGCAAGCGCTTTGGGTCATCGAGACGAGCGGAATCGCCGCGCAACTATTCCGCGTCATCCAGGTAACGGAAGCGGACCGCGGCCAATACGACATAACGGCCGTCGCGCACAATCCGAGCAAATACGACGCGATCGAATACGGCCTGGCGCTCGAGGTCCGCGACATTTCCGACCTGTCGACGCGGCCGTCGGCGCCGACGTCCGTCCAGGTTTCGGAAAACCTGTACCTGTACCAGTCGAACGTCTTTTCGCTGATGACGATTTCCTGGCCGTCCGTCATCGGCGCGACCGCGTACAAAGTCGGATACAGCAAAGACGGCGCCAACTGGGTTTTCGAAAACACGCCGGCGAACGAACTGGAAATCCGCATGGCGGCGCCGGGATCCTATGACGTCCGCGTATGGACGATCGGCGCTTCGCAGCTTACGTCATCGGCGTACGCCGAAACGGTCCAGTCGATCCTGGGGAAGTTTGCGCCGCCGGCGGACGTCCAGGGCCTGACGTTCGGGATCGACCAGAACGCCGGCGCGAAGCTGGCCTGGGCGCCGAATACGGACGTCGACCTGTACGCGTACGAAGTCCGCAAGGCGACCAGCGGGACCGATTGGGCCAGCGCTACGTCGCTGGGTCAAATCAAGGCGACCGCCTTTACGATCGGCGTCCAGGGATGCGTCGGAACGTACCTGGTCAAAGCGATCGATACGAGCGGGAACTACAGCGTCAACGCGGCAACGGTCGCTGTAACTATGCCGGTCGCGCCGGCGCCGGTCGTCGCGGGCGTTTTCAGCGGTCCTAACTACAATTTGACCTGGAATCAGGTCTTAGGGAACCTGGCGACGGACCATTACGAGATCCGCACGGACCTGAATTTCGGCCAGACGGCCGGGCTTATCACGACCCAAAAAGGGACGTCCTATTCGGCGAAGGTCAACTGGTCCGGAACGGTCGTTTTCTACGTCGCCGCGGTCGACATTGGCGGGAACTACGGCGGCGCCGGCCAGGCGACGCTGGTCGTCAACGCGCCTATTCTGCCGGTCATCACCCAGCAGGTTATCGACAATAACGTTTTGCTTCGCTGGACCGCGGCGAATGCGACGCTACCGCTAGACCATTACATCGTCGCGCGCGGGACGACGTTCGCCGGCGCGACCGTGCTCGGGACGATTTCCGGGACGTTCGACGTCATTTTCGAAACGACGCCGGGAAGCTTTACATACTGGATCGCAGGCGTCGATTCGGCGGGCAACCAGGGACCGGCGGCCAGCGTTACGGCGTTCGTCAATCAACCGCCGGACTATGTCTTGCGGTACAACTACGACGCATTTTTCGACGGGCTGATCGACGACTTTCGCGCCGGCGCAATCAATGCTGATTTCACCGTAAGCGGGGCCACGATGGCGGCCGGCGCCGGGATGACGCTGACCAGCACCGGCACGAATCCGCAACTGATCCGCACCTGGCAACTGATCGAGAATCACCCGAACGGATGCGAATATCCGATCGTCCGCGTCAAGCTGACGCGCGTCGCCGGATCCGGCTGGACCGGGAAGGCCTACTGGTCGACGGCCGGTCACGGATTCACGACCGGGTATTACCAGACGAACGCGACAAACCCGGCGATCGGCGCGCAGGTCGTTCTAGATTGGGACATGCGCGCGCCGACGGCCGGCGGCACGGACTACATGATGAACGCGCTGTCCGGGATCCGCCTGGACCTGGGCGCGACCGCGGCCGACGTCTTCAGAATCGACTATATCGAGCTGGTCCCGTTCCTGTCGACGAAC